GCCCCTTCGCGCTCGACTTCCGCCCAGGCGATTGCCGCGAGTGCGGCGTCTGGGATGACCGGCTTGTGGGTTATCGCTGCTGCGATTGCAGGGAAATGCAGGAACGGAGGGCGCGGGGATGAGCGGCGTCCTTCGTTCGAATCCTCGGCGCGAGTTCAACGCGCCGGGAACGCAGCGGTTCTACCGGCAGGATCTGCTGTGCCGCAAGTGCAAGCAGTACAAGGGCCTTGCGGGGTGCAGCCGCGTGGGTGGGTTTACGTGCAAAGAGTGCAAGGAGGCGGCGTGAGTTACGCACACTTCCTCGCGTCGAAGGTTCCCGTGGCATCGAAGCGTGGCATTGCTGGCGCTGCAACGAAGGCCGGACACCTTTTCGACTATCAGCGCAAGTGCGTGGATTTCGCGCTGGACGCTGGCAGCTGCGGGATGTTCCTCGATACTGGCCTCGGTAAGACGCTAGTTCAGCTGGATTACCTAGAGCACGCCCGACACGCTGAAAACGGACGCGCACTGCTGCTTACGCCGTTGGCCGTGGCTCGCCAGATTGAGCGCGAGGCGCATCGGTTTGGATACCAGGCGCGCGTGATCCGCGACCAGTCCGAGGCCGGCGAAGGCATCAACATCTGCAACTATGACCGGCTGCACTTGCTTGATACGCAATCGTTCGGGGCCGTGTCGCTGGATGAGGCGTCAATCCTCAAGTCGTTTACCGGCAAGCAGTCGCGGTCGTTGATCGAGTCATTCAACGGGCTGCGTTTCAAGATGGCCGCGACCGCCACGCCTGCCCCGAATGACCACATGGAAATTGGCCCCTATGCCGAGTTCTGCGAGGTTATGAACAGCAACGAAATGCTGTCGCGGTTCTTCATCAATGACACGATGGAGGCGAGCCAGAAATGGCGGCTGAAGCGCCACGGCGTCGATGCGTTCTGGGACTGGATGGCGTCATGGTGCCGACTGGCGCAGCGCCCGTCCGATCTGGGCGGCGACGATACGGGCTTTGACCTCCCGCCGATTAATGTCGTGCGTCACCGTGCCGCAGAGAATGCGCCGACTGTTACGGGCGGCTTGTTTGGCGATGATGTCGTGAGCGCCACGAACTTGCACGCGGTCAAGCGCGAAACCATCGGCAAACGTGCAGCTATTGCTGCCGACCTTGCGATGGCGACGGTTGGCCCCGTGGTTATCTGGTGCGACACGGACTATGAATCCGACGCGATCCTTGCGGCTCTCGGTGATGCGCCGGGAGTGGTTGAGGTTCGCGGGAGCATGAAGCCCGAAGCCAAAGAGGCTGCGCTAGATGCGTTTGCGCTTGGCAATGCTCGCGTCATGGTCACGAAGCCTGCCGTGGCCGGGTTTGGCCTGAACTGGCAGCACTGCCACAACACCGTATTCGTCGGGCGGTCGTTTAGTTACGAGGCCTGGTATCAGGCCGTCCGCAGGTTCTGGCGCTTCGGACAGAAAAACACCGTCAACGTGCATTTGGTTGTAGCCGAGGGTGAGGACTCAATCGCCCGTGTCATTGACCGAAAAGCATCCGATCACGACAGCATGAAGGCCGCGATGCGCGCAGCGATGCAGCGCAATCAGGGCCGCAGCACTGGCCGCAAGGTCATCTATAACCCGATCTACAAAGGATCGCTCCCATCATGGATTGCCTGAATCAAAAGTCCGGCGAGAACTGGACCGCGTACCACGGCGATTGCGTAAGCGTCGCTAGCCAGCTGCCCGACGAGTGCATTGATTTCTCCGTGTACTCGCCGCCGTTCGGCTCCATGTTCGTCTACAGCGACAGCGCCGCAGACATGGGAAATAGCAGCAGCGACGGCGAGTTTGCCGCGCATTACTCCTACCTTGTACGGGAAAAGTTCCGCCTTACAAAACCTGGTCGACTGACTGCCGTGCATTGCTCCGACCTCCCCATGACGAAGTGGAAGGACGGCGCGGTGGGCATCAAGGACTTTTCCGGCGACATCATCCGTATTCATCAGGAAGCCGGGTGGATTCTCCACAGCCGCCGCACGATCTGGAAATGCCCGGTCGTGGAGATGACGCGCACAAAGCACGTCGGGCTGCTTTACAAGCAGCTGCGGAATGACAGCGCCAAGTCTCGCGGCGGGATGCCGGACTACCTGCTTACCTTTGTGAAGCCCGGAGAGAATGCGTCACCGATTACGCATGACGCCGCTGATTTCCCCGTGAGCCAGTGGCAGGAATGGGCGTCCCCGGTCTGGATGGATATTCAGCAGACGAACGTCCTGAACGTGAAAGTTGCCCGTAGCGACAAGGACGAAAAGCACCTCTGCCCGTTGCAGTTGGACTTGATCGAGCGCGCCTTGGTCATGTGGTCTAACCCCAGCGATGTCGTTTTGTCGCCGTTCATGGGGATCGGGAGTGAGGGCTACCAGTCCTTAAAGGCCGGTCGGAAGTTCGTCGGCATCGAACTCAAGGAGGCCTATTGGAAGCAGGCGTGCGAAAACCTGAACGGGGCAGCGGGTCAATCCGATTTGTTCGCCGCATGAGCCTGGACCGTTACGACTGGAAAGACCGCCAGCGCGCCCGACGCGACAGGCAGCAAGCCTTTAGCTGGCTCGGGCTTGTGATCGCCCTGCTGGTGTTGGTGTGCGTCCTGCTGCTGGTACTGGATCACCCGACCGAGCATTACGACAACCGCGCCACAGCCGATGCGGTGCGGGTCTGCGTGAGGGAGGGCCGGGTGGCGTATGTGAACCGTCTCAGGGACGAGGTTAGCTGTGAGGGGGTTCTATGACCATCCGCATCAAAGCGCCGAGGGCGTGGACCCGTAAAGAATACATAGGCGCGTTCTTCAAGAAACGAGACTCCAATGAGAGCGCCGTCCGCATCGTCCGCGAGGCCGACTGGAAACGCCTGATGAAGCTGGTGCGATTGGTGGAGGTATTCAACGGTTCCGCCGACGTGACATGGGACGAAATCGAGGCAGCACTCGACGCGCTCAAGGGGGCGAAATGAATATTCAGTGCTGGTGCCATACCTGCCACAAGGATCACTTCGTTCCCATGTTTGGCATCAAGGTTCCGTATTCACGCACCCTTATGATTCTGTGCCCGAAGTGCAGGAACAAACGATGCCCCCATGCCAACGACCACAACAACGCCTGCACGAATAGCAACGACACCGGACAGCCGGGGAGTGCATACCCATGACCGACTACACCGACCTGATCGAGCGGCTGCGAAGGCCAACGATCACACCGTCAATTTTCACATGCCGTGAAGCCGCCGACGCCCTCGCTGCGCAGGCCAAGCGGATTGAAGACGTGGAGGCCGATCGCACGAAGCTGCGGACGCTGCTGGACTGCAAGCGCGAGGACATTGATGCGCTGGTGAAGGAGCGTGAGCAGCACGAACGCATTGTTGCGTCGTGGCTCAGGGAAGAAGCGTTGTGGATCGAAGAATTCAAAGAATTCAACGCCGCACTGGCGCGAGTGACGGAGTTGGAGGTTGCGCTGCGAGAACTTCTTGCTTATGAGCCGGAGCACTGCGCCTGCGGTGATGGGAATTGCACAGAAACGAAAGACGCTTGGGAGTGCGCGCGAGCCGCCCTCGCAGAAGGAGACAAGCCGTGAGCATGAAACAAGACATGAAGGTCTACTACGAGACGTTCCCTGACGCGCTGTATCGCTGCGATTTCTGCACGCGGACGTTTCGCACGATTAAGGGCCTGCGCACTCACGCTGTAAGGATGCACGCGGTCGAAATGGATGCGGCTAGAGAAGCCTATAAGGTTTTCGCAGCCGCCCACGGCTTTCCCGAAGATTGTTGTAACGTCGTAGCAACCGATTACAAAGAGGAATAGTCACCATGAATGATCATATCGACGAACTGGTAAACCGCTTTCTTGCGTGGAAGCTCCCGCAGACTGTGTGCGCCGACCTGTGCGCGACAGACAACAAGTACCCACACTCGCGTAGCGGCACGAACCTGCTGACGGCCATCGAAGCGCGGCAGATGCTGGAGTACGTTCTTGGACGCTCGTTTGTTGGAACCGCATGGCTGATCGAAACAAACGATCAGGTTGGTCCGACTCTGTACTACTGCGGGGAAGGAGACTGGTGCAGCAATCCTAATCACGCGATGAAATGGCCGAGCAAAGCAGCCGCCGAAACGTCTGAAGCATGGACGCAGTTGCAGTACCCCGGAAACATGCGCATTGCCGAACATGAGTGGGCACCATGAGACGACGCTGTATTAACTTCCCTTGCAAACTTCCTTGGGGCCATCCCGGCATGTGTGTATCCACGAACACTGAAGGCCCGGCAGGCACGTACGGATGTGCGTGCGTCAGCGAGGATGCGCGGATGTGCTACATCGTGAGGCACGATATAGACCCAGCCGATGACAACCTAGACGACGATGCGTGTGGCTGCATGTGTCACGTATGGCGGAGGGAAGAAGAATGATTAAACGGTACGTACAGACGCGCAACCGCGACCACGAACTTGTACTCACAGAGGACAAGGGGCAGAACTTCCTTGAGTGGCCGCGATACGTCCTTGCGTCAGACTACGACGCTCTCGCTGCCGAGCGCGACGCCGCTCGTGCTGTGCTGGCTGACTATCAGAAGGCCAATCTCAACGCTGCTACCTGCGAATGCACAACCTGCGGCGCAACCGTTATCCGTGTTCCGGGCAAATTCGACGCTGCCATTGACGCCGCGCGGGGTGCGGCATGAGCGAGATCACGAAGTGCCAAGGCGGAAATGCGCAGCTGTGCCAGGACTGCTGGCGTCGGCTCGCGCCGGAAGGCGAGCGGCAGGAGTTCTTCCCGAAGGTGCCGCTCTACGACGGCGGGAAGTGCGAGGAATACTGGAAGGCCGGAGGCGCTGATGTTCCTGTCGGCTGACGAAGTTCGGGTGCTTACCGGACGGACCCGCCCGGCTTTCCAGGTCCGCCAGCTGGAGCACCTCGGAATCCCCTACAAGCGCCGGACGGACGGGACGCTGGTCGTACTGCGCGCCCACCTCGAGCACTTGCGCGAGCCGCCCAGGCGGGAGCCACAATTGAGGTCCGCATGAACAGGCCCCGCAAAAAGGACCGCCACCTGCCGGCCGGGGTCTACCACCGGCACGGGGCCTATTACCTGGTGCGCCGTGGAAAGTGGACCCGGCTGTCAGACAACCTGCGGGACGCTCTGACCGCCTACGCGGCCACGATCGACGCCCCGAAGGGATCGATGCCGGAACTGATCGAAACCGCCCTGGATGCGGTCTGCGGGCGTGTGGCGAAGAGCACCGCCAAGCAGTACCGAGTCGCCGCGACTAAGCTCTCGCGCGCCTTCTACGAGTTCAGCCCCCAGCAGGTGCGGCAGAAACACGTCGCCCAGTTCAAGGCCTCGCTCATCGGAACGCCGAACATGGCGAACCGCTGCCTCTCGCTCCTGCGCCAGGTGTTCGACTACGCCGTCGAGCAGCAGCTCGTGGACGAAAACCCGGCCGTCGGCCTCAAGGGGTTCAGGGAAGCGAAGCGAAAGCGCCTCATCACCCGCGAGGAGTTCGACGCCATCCGCGAGCAGGCGGCGCCCAGGCTGCAGGTCATCATGGACTTGTGCCGGCTGACCGGGCAGCGAATCGGCGACGTGCTGGCGATCCGCAGGGCGAATCTGACCGACTCAGGCATCCGGTTCGAGCAGCAGAAGACCGGCAGCAAGCTGACCGTCGCGTGGTCGCCTGAGCTCAAGGACGCGGTGGATCGCGCCAAGAAACTGCACCAGAACATCGTCGCCCTGACGCTCCTCCACAACCGCCGCGGGAAGGCCCCGGATTACCGGTCGGTGAAACTGCAGTGGGACAGCGCCTGCACGGCGGCAGGGGTTAAGGATGCGCACCTGCACGACCTGCGCGCGCTGGCTGCAACCGAGGCGAAACGGCAGGGCCTGAACGCCACCGCGCTGCTCGGTCACTCGGGCGCTGCGCAGACGGTACGATACCTTCGCGACAAGGAAGAGCCGGTCGTGGAAGGCCCGAGTTTTGGACAGTCAATTGACAGCAGCAAAAAACCCTAGCGGAATCAGCGCGCCCGACCACACGCCGATGATGCAGCAGTACCTAGGGGCAATTCGGCAAGCGCGTTGAACGTGCAGGCTTTATCGCCTTCTGTCGTCCAATACGAAGCACCCGACTAGAGGCACTTGAAGTGCCTTGTTTCCCGCTGCACCGGTTTGAGTATTGGACAGCCTTTCTGTCTCGAAAGGCCCATTCCAGGAATAGATCGGAGAGGCTCATTTACTGAGCCTGCCGGCAGCGCGCCGGCCCGGCCATCCGCCTATCTGGCGGGTTCGTCCTGAATTGCACGTTCCCACCCTTGCAGGGCGCGCAGCTGCGCCGTCAGCGCGTCGCACCTGGCGGCGATTGCGTCGAGGTCGCCGCCGATGTCTGGCCCCGGCTGATCGCCTCCCGTAGGGCCTGAGAGGCCCACCCCTGAGGGGGCGGGGCCTGCATCAGCTCCGCCGGCGGTGACGGCCGTGGGAGCGGCTGGGACGGCCGGGCGGCACAAGCGGACGACAGGAGCAGGACCGCGAGCAGCGCGAAGAGCTTCGAGTTCATGCTGGTAATCCTTCGAGGCCTTTTCAGCGATCTGGATTTCGTGGATTCGGGCCGACCGCTCGGCCTGCAGCTGATTGCGCAGGGTGTCGAGCTCACGCGCGGCGTCTCGCCAGCCAAAAACCACCCAGGCGACCAGCAGGATCACGAGCATCGATCCGGCGACAATCGCACCCCGCATCACGAGGAGCGGGTTCACTTCGGCGTGCCCTTCGCTGCGAGACTGGCCGTCGTGCGGATGCGAAGCAGCAGGATGACGAGCGCGATCACGCGCAGGACTTCCGCCTGGTGCTGTGTCGGAATGTAGGGGGCGACCACAGAGAAGTTCTGCTGCAGCAGGGGCAGCGCGTCCGGGGCGGCGGCGAGCGCCATCGAAAACCACACGGTCAGGCTTTTCAGCGCACCGCGAATGCTCGGCGGAAGGTTCATGAGGATGTGCCTCCGAAGGGGCGGATGGTCAGGGTCTGCTCAGGGGTGACCCGCATCGCCTCGCGCAGCGCGAGCAGTGCGTCGCGCGACAGCGTGACCTGGTGCGCACTGTTCGTGATCGTGTGCCGACTACCGACGGCGACGCACCCGATCACGTCCTCCACGAAGTTCCCCGCATGGATCAGGATGCTGTGCCGGCCGAATCGCTGGCCGGCGGGGACCGCGTCCGGGTAGACGCCGAGGTCTGGGTTCGACAGGCGGAACACGTCGGTGAACCGGGAGCCGGTGAAAGGCTCGATCCGGTATTCGCCATCGGGGATGCAGGACTGTCGTGGCATCCCGCCGACTCCCGCAGGATTCGCCAGCCAGGGCCGTTCGATGGTCGCGAGCTTCAAGCCATCGTGCTCGAGCCACCCGAGAGTGCAGTCCGGCCCGTAGTGCCACCGCGTCAGGATCATCGGCGCTGCTCGATGTGCTGCGCGATGCGGTTCAGCTG